GTTTCCTGCGCTCTTCGCGCTCAATATTTTCAATCGCCTGTCCGGCGGTTGGGTTGATATACCCTTCCGTGTAGCGATGCTCGTTATAAATAGTCTTGCTCATGCGCTTCACCTTTCTAAAGTTTCCTTTTTTCAGTCAAAACTTCTTTGTCAGTGGACAGGGGAGGAAGGAGTAGGGCGGGCCGTGCTTAAGCCCGCCTTACTTCCCCCGCTGACCTGTTGGGACAGGGACACTGTATATATATGTAATATATATAGTTTGTCTGTCCCTGGGACAAAGAGGGATTTTTACCGACTTTGTCCCTATCCGGGAAATTATCGGTGTTTTCTCGACTTTGTCCCGATTTTCGGACAATTGTCCTTTCGTGTTTGTCCAAAGGACAGGGACGGACAAATTTCCGGTTTGTCCCTGCCTATTTCCTTCCGACTTCGCTGTTGTCAATCCAAAATCCACCGTGCTCCTGCACCCGCCTGCGTGTTGTTTTTTCACTCACCCCGAGAAATTCAGACAAAGACTGGATGGTAATCCGGCCTTCGATGCTGCAGGCTTCAAAGGCAATTTCAAGCTCCTGGCGCTTTTCTTCCTTCCGCTCTTCCGGGGTCTTTTTCTTTGAAAAATTCTTTTTCCAGGGCGGAGCGTCCCCTTCGGGATCAATGTCTTTCAGGGCGCCGGTCGGGTCGATCTGGTGCACCGGGTAGTCAAACCAGAGGTTCACAGGCTGGAATTTCGGGAACTCCCGGAGGGTGCCGTCAATCCGCCAGGCGGTCAGCTGGTCAACGCTCTGCTCAGCTGCGTCAATGACCTTTTGAAGGTCTTTGTACTGTGCCCGGCTCAGATGGATCTCGGCCAGCTCCTGCATGGCCCGTTTGCTTAGCAGATCGTCCTGTGAGGCGTCCTTTTCCCAGTTAACGGCATTGCTGTTCAGATAGCGTTCAATGGCCTTACAGGCGGCTTTATTGCGTTCCTGGGTGAGGATGTTGTCGTTCAGTTCCAGTTCGATCAGGTCCAGGAGGGCGTCGGGGTCTCTGGCAAAAACGCCGGACCCGCTGGCACGGTCCATGGCGCGCTTGCCGCCCTGGCTGCCTTTTGAATGGTGGTGGCAATAGATGACGGCAGTGCCCAGCTCGGTACAGATTTTGTCAAACTGATTGCAAAAGGTAGCCATCTGGTCTGCGCTGTTTTCGTCTCCGGTGATGACTTTGTAGATGGGGTCAATGACCACGGCGATGTAGTCCTTTTTGGCGGCTCTTCGGATGAGCTTCGGGGCCAGCTTGTCCATGGGCACGGACTTGCCGCGTAGGTTCCAGATGTCAATGTTTGCCAGGTTTTCAGGTTTAAGGCCAAGGGCCTGGTACACGTCCTTGAACCGGTGCAGGCAGCTGGCCCGGTCCAGCTCCAGGTTGACGTAGAGCACCTTGCCTTTTTTACAGGGCCACTCTAACCACTTCCTCCCCTCGGCGATGGCAATGCACAGCTCGATCAGGGCAAAGGACTTCCCGGCCTTGGAGGGCCCGGCCAGCAAAAGCTTGTGGCCCATGCGCAGCACGTTCTCAATGAGCGGCGGGGACAGCTCCGGGAGGTGATCCCAGACTGAGGCCATGCTCTCGGGCTCGGGAAGGTCGTCGTTGACACCCTCGATCCATTCCTGCCATTCGGCCCAGGATTCTTTCCCGATATTGGTATCAATCAGGAACTGTTTGTGCTGCCCCCGCATGATGCCGGGCATTCTTGAAAGTCTTGAGGGGTTCCGGTTCTGGCTGTCGATTTTCAGGCCGTTCTTTTTACAGACGTCATACAGGTAATCCACGCGCTTGCGGTACTCGCTGTAATCTCCAGCGTCGATTCTCACAATGGCGTGGACGCTTTTGCCGCCGCTGTAGACCAGGCAGGCCACGGGCAGCTCCAGCTCGCGAATGATGGCGTTCTGGGCGCCGATGTCCATGTTGTCGGATTCCACCAGGGCATAGCGGAAATCGGTCACATTTTCGTTTTTAATGCCGTTTCCATCCAGAGGGTTAAACCGTATCCAGGCCCCCACCTCGGGCTTGTAATCCCCCAGCACGGCGCCGATATCCCCTTTACACTTCTGGAGCTGCTCAATGAGTTCTCCGGCGGTCCGGTCCCAGCAGCCCTTTGAGGGCAGGTACTTGCCATCTTTCTCCCAGCTCTCGGTCACATAGCCCACGTTTTCGGTGGACTCAAAGAGGGTGCTCAGGTAACGCACCAGTTCTGCGACCGGATTCCATTCCTGGGGTTCGGTGATCTCCTGGGATTCCATCCAGTTTTTATCCACGATGACCAGCTCGTCATCGCTGATCTCATCGTCCCAGTCCAGCTCATGGCCGGAGACGGCCGGGGACCAGCCGTGCTCTCTGGCCAGCTGCACGATGGTGCCCCCGGTGACCGGGGTGCCGGTGCCCTTGAAGCTGTGCCACTTCTTTTCACACTCCCCGGCGTGATACCTCGCGGGGTCACGCCGGCTCCAGTCTTCCCAGTCGGAGACGCTGCAGCCCTCTTCCTTGAGCGCCATGCCGACAGTCGTCCATTCTGTGTATGTTAATCGGGATGGATCGATATAGTTTAATAATTCCAGTAAATTAATGTCATTCATTTTTAGTACCAGCGTTCCTTACTATTTTTTCAATATCCCAACCCAACTTTAATTGGTTATATATGGTATATGGTTGAATATGCAGCTTGTCGGCTAATTCTGAGACAGTATATTTTTGGTCTTTGATGGAAACAATTCGATTATTCGTTTTATTATTGGCCTGTTCTTTCATCGTTGTCCAACGGCAGTTTTCTGGGCAGTAATTTCCATGAACATTTATCCGATCAATTGACAAATCTTGTGCATATCCATTCTCTAAGGCCCATTGCTTAAATATGTCATAGTCACTCCATTCTTCACACACTTTTACTCCGTTTGCTCCATACCATTTGTAGTGCTCATCTTTTTTATTTTCGCAGCGTTTATGCATTCTTGTCCAAATTCTATAAAGTCTTTCTTTTGATCTTCCTTTTGAGATTTTACCAATCTTCTTGCAGCCACAACTTTTAGTGTGCCCTGATCTTAAGTGACTTCCTATAACTGTAACCTTATTCCCACAGTCACATTTACAGACCCACCGGGCATTGCCACTTTTCGCATTATTTATATCACGTTCAATAACGGTTAAATTGCCAAATCTCTCTCCAGTCAAATCAATTAATATATGTGGCTGTTTTTCCATACTTTATACTCCTTTATAGGTAGCCGGATCGATCTCCGGCGGAATGCGCCAGCCGTTGGCGGCAATCCGGTCAATGAGGTGTCTGGCGGTGTCAAAGTTCCAGGCGCCGACGTGGTCAAAACCGCGGCCTTCCAAAAAACGAATCTGTTTCGGGGTCGTCAGACCTTCAACGCGGCGTTTATTAAGACGGTCCAGTAATAAAGCCGCCTTTCCAGCGTTGTCGATCTGATCCGGATAAATTCCCAGTTTCTCAAGGGCTTTGACCTGTTTATCGGACGGCGGCCCCATCTCCCAGCCAAAGGACGGACTGTAGCTCGCCAGATCTTCTGCCTGGATGCTCATCTCGAATTGTAATGGGTCCACCAGCTTGCGCTTGCGTTTTTTCATTTCCTGTAATTGTTTTGCCAGGGCTTCCTCTCTTTGGGCCACCACGTCCTCAGCGGCCTGTTTTTCGGCTTCCTCGATGTCCACGGGCCCGCCGGCAGCTTCGATGTTTTCGGTCATCTTTTTGGCCACTTCCTCGCTCTCGCAGATCAGGTTGGCCGGATGGCACAGCTCATGGCGTTCGGTATGCCAGAGAAAATCCAACAATAAAAGATGGTCTTTCCCGGGACTGAGCCTTGTTCCCCGCCCGACCATCTGACAGTACAGGCTGCGGACCTTGGTGGGCCTTAAGACCACAATGCAGTCCACGGAGGGGCAGTCCCAGCCTTCGGTTAACAGCATGCTGTTGCAGAGCACGTTATATTTGTTCTCTTCAAAATCCTTTAAAACTTCGGCCCGGTCTTGGCTGCTGCCATTGACCTCGGCGGCCTGAAAGCCCATGGTGTTTAAGATGTCTCTGAACTTCTGGCTGGTTTTGACCAGAGGCAGGAAAACCACGGTCTTTCGATTTGCGCAGTTTTTCTGCATCTCGGCGGCGATCTGAACCAGATACGGGTCAAGCGCGGTGCCCAGGTCGCTGGCCTTGAAGTCTCCGGCCTGCTGCCTGACCGCGGACAGGTCCAGTTTGAGGGGAATGGTGATGGCCTTGATGGGGCTGAGGTAGCCTTCTTTGATGGCTTTGGGCAGGGTGTACTCGTAGGCCAAAGACTCAAAGCAGGTGCCCAGGTTGCGCATATCCCCGCGGTCGGGGGTGGCGGTCACGCCCAGGACTTTGGCCTGATCAAAGTAGTTCAAAACATTCTGGTAGCTGTCGGAAATGCAGTGGTGGGCTTCGTCCACGATGATGGTCTGAAAATAGTCCTTTGGAAACTGCCGCAGGCGCTTTTTCTGCATGAGGGTCTGGACAGAGCCGACCACCACGCGAAACCAGCTGCCCAGACAGGTCTGCTCAGCTTTTTCGGTGGCGCAGTGAAGGCCTGTGGACTGCTGCAGCTTGTCGGCGGCCTGATCCAAAAGCTCACCGCGATGCGCTAAAACCAGGGCACGGTCACCCTGGCGGACACAGTCTTCGATGATTTTGGAAAAGACAATGGTCTTGCCGGTGCCGGTGGGGAGCACCAGCAGTGTTTTCTGGTGCCCCTGTTCCCATTCTTTAAAGACCGCAGCTTTGGATGCCTGCTGATAGGGTCGCAGCTCCATCAGAAGGCCCCCGGGGTGAAGCTGGTCTGTTTGGCTTCAAAGGGCGCCGGGTCTTCGGGCTCATAGAAACGCTTGATCTGATTCATCTCATGTTCCTGGCCTTTGTCATCGGTCCATTTTCGGATGCCGACCTTTGCCCGGCCGCGGGAACCGACCACTGCCGGCCAGTTCATGCGCAGCTTCTCGCCTTTTTTGCGCTGCCCGATCCCCATAAAGAAAGCGCAGAGCAGCCCTTCGGTTGCGGTGTGCATAAAAAGTGGATGCCTGATAATGTTAATGCCATCCGGGGTCTCGATTTTCAAGTGGACGGTCGCCTTCTTGCAGGGCGGGATTTTGTCACCTCCCTGATAGCGGCCGCGCTCCATTTCCACGACCTCAAAATCATAATCACCTTCGGGTAATAGAATAAAATCGGGACTGTCGTGCTCTATCTCATCGTCCCAGTCAAGTTCTCTGTCTTCCATCATTTGTGTGTTATTATCAATCATTGTTTACGCTCCTTTTCGTGTTTGTTGTATCATTGAAAATACCTGTGGCCATGCCCCGACCAGAACGCCACTCACAAAGTCGGGTTCGTAGTTGGCAATGGGGGTGTCTTTGGGGTAATAGCCTTTCAGGGCCACAACGGCCTGAATTTCCCCTTCGGTTACCTGGTTTTCCTGCATCAGGTCGGCCAGGGCTCTGGGGATGCCGGGGGCGGTCTCGGGGATCTCATGGAAATCGGGATCGCCCAAGGTTTCGATTGCGGACGTTTCAATTCCTTCCAGAGCTTCTTTATACTGCATAAACGCGTCATACTCTTCCTTGGTGACTTCACTCAATGCGGGATCACTTGGTTGACTGCCGTCGGCCGTATAAGATGCCGTATCCGTTTCTTTGTTGTACCAGTATCTCAATCGATTCTCTGGTGGTGTGTTTGGCGTCTCGGTCTGCGTTTTAACCGTTGCCATCTGCAAATTTTTCTGCTGTCCCTGAGCCGGCGCTGTCTTTACGCCCTCGATGATATGGGCGATCTGGGCGTACTCAAAGGGCAGTTCTGGGGGCAGGCCCTGGCGGTTTTTGGCGTCCCAGCTCGGCATATGGCTGGTGTACATGACGCGCTTGCCCCCAGAGGCTTTGTTTTTGCCTTTTTCTGCGCCCTGGCCGTCCACGTTGACCACATAGACCTTGTAGTTGGCAAAGAGCAGCATATCGGCCCATTCCTTGACCAGAGGGGCGGTTTTCTTCTGCAGCTTTAACTCCCACCGGTCATAGGAGCCCATCTCATCGGGCTGGTCGAACTTCCGGATCAAGGCGTGGGCGTTTAAGACCACGTGGATGCCGGAGCGCACGATTTCTTCCAAAAGGTTTAAAAGTCTTCCGAATTCCTCGGATAAGTAGACATAGCCTTTGCCGTAGCCAAAGTCTTCGATGCCTTTTTTCTGGGCTTTCGCGCAGACTTCGTTCATGCACAGCATCTCGGCCCAGTCGGCGGTGTCGAGGACCAGGGTTTTGCAAAGCCCTGGCGTTTTTTTGACATAATTCACCTGTTCCATGAGCATGGTCCAGCTGCTGGGCCGCTGCAGGCGCTTGACGTCCATGTCGTTGGTACTCCCCTCGGTGTCGATAAAAAGGGGATCGGGAAACTGGGCGGCGAAGGTGGACTTGCCAATGCCTTCGGGGCCATACACGGCCACTTTTTTAGCGGTCTGGATTTTTCCTGTGATGATTTCCATCAAAACTCACCTGCTTTCCATTTCTGTTCTTTTGGCGGTTCTGTTTCTTTTTCAGGAGAAAGATCGCCGCCGTAGCCGTCTTCGATGATGATGCTGCACTCTTCGCCGGTGGAGACCCGGGTGGCAATGGCCTGGAGCCCTTCCTGTTTCAGCCAGTCGCCAAAAGCTTTCAGGCTGTCAAGGTCCATCTGTTCCAGCTTGTCAATGAGGACAAACCCGCACTCGGGGTTGAGTTTCCGGACAATGGCGGTGGCCACCTTGAGCTGATCGGAACCGGAGAGGTTGTCCCAGGGATAACCGTTGTAGGTCAGCTTGCCGTCCTCAACGGACAGGCCGGGCAGCGGCAGATCGGCGTTTTTGAGCAGATCGGTCTTTTTCTGCCTGGTATCCTCCAGGGTGGCGGTCAGTTCCCGGTACTGGTTTTCATAGTCCAGGGCATCCTGCTCAGCCTTGTCTTTGTCCAGGTTGGCCCGGACTTTGCGGTTGATTTCTTCGATGTTGGCAATGTTCTGTTCCAGTTCCTTGGTGGATTCGTCCTGGAGCTCCTGAACGGTTTTCATGGCCATGTCTTCATCTTCCCGTGCTTGATGGTATTGTTTCTGGAGCGCTTCCTGTTGTTTTTGAAGGTCTGCGATTTTCTGCTCAATGATTAGCATCTTATTCCAAAGACGTTCTTTACTGTCGGTGATGTCTTTCAGGCTGTCCCGTTTGCGTTGGTTCTCACCGTTTCTGGCCAGGATTTCCTGCTGTGCTTTGATCAGGTCGCTGGCGGAAACGGGTTCTTTGGGGGCGTCGGGAAAATAGGGCTGTTCTTTGGCAAACTTCTTTTTCTGGTCGGCAATCTGGCCGATCATCCGGCGCCGGTTGTACATCTCGTTTTCTTCGTGGGTCAGCTCCAGAAGCTGGTCTTCCACGCCGATGATCTGCAGCAGGGTGTCGGCCTTTTCTTTGTCGTTTGCTTCCATGAACCGCGGGAGGTCCAGGGCCAGCTGTTCCACAAAGCTGTTGAGCAGCTGTTGGCCGGCTTTCTTTCCTGCCGGGTCGGTGACTTTCAGGGCGCTGTTGACGCCCTTGCGGTCCACGACGATCCCGTTTGACAGGACGACATGCAGGTTCGGCGGGATGACGGACCCGTCCCGGACAGCCTTGGACGGACGGTACTTCTCCCCGCCCAGGGCCCAGGCAATGGCGTCGAGTACCGAGGTCTTTCCCTGGTTGTTCTTCCCGCCGATGATGGTCAGGCCGTCTTTGGTGGGCTCCACCTTTACGGCTTTGATGCGCTTGACGTTTTCGATTTCAAGTTTGTTGATTTTGATCATGTTTTAACCTCACAATTTCTTTTTCCATGACATAGACGGCGTCTTCGATGGCCTGGGTTGCCCAGGAATTCTGACTCAGAAAACGCCGTTTTAAAGCGGACAGGGTCTTAATGTCCCGGAGAAGGTCCACCCGATCTGGAATCGAATTTCTTTTTTTTATGGTGTTTTTCCTTAAGCTGTTGTCTGCAGTATCGGCATACAAAGGGTTCCTGCTCAATGGGCTGGTGGTCCTCATAGATCATGCCGCAGACGCTGCATTGTTTTTCGTATGGGAAGTCCATTTACTTTTTACTCCAATCGTGATATACTCACTTATAGAATATTTTTCATGATTGCCGGGATGACGCTGTAACGTCACCCGGCTTTTTTCATAAAAATTAAAACATATCTACGCCGGAGTGACAGTGCCTTGTCATCCGTTTTTTTCAAAATCCATTAAAGTGATTCAGGCAGACCGCCCGCTGCCGTGCCGGGATTGCCATGAGACAATAACAAAATTACGACTTAAATTGAAGTGAGCGGATTACCCGACGCTCCCCGGGACTGTTAATAAATAGCTTTACAAACCGATTTAATTTTTTATTTCCACATTTTGAGCCCGCGGATCAGGCTTTGACTTAAAAATGAATAATATGGCGCAGCGTGTTTTCGCTATGGCGGAAGACCTGTGTAGCTAAACATTGTTTTTTCTCCATTCCTGTGGTACAATAACCACGTAGTTTACATTTACATCTGGTCCCTAATGCGTGGCATCGCTTTGGGACCTTTTTTATTGGTTTGCTTCGAAAAAGGCTTGTGCGAATCCCGGAGGCGTAATACTCCTTATCGCTGCTCTTTTCGAATGGTCTGTTTTCACCAGATGCGGAAACTCAACGAATAGTTCCTTCGCCAGATAATCAATTTCTTCCACTTTATAAATTTTCTCTAATTTTACGTACTGTCTTTGGGGCTTTTCAAATCGTCCCCAGATATATGTTTTTTTCTTTGTCGGCCAGCCGAAATCACAAGCCAAAAATTTATAATCCGGCTCTTTTCCGAGAAAGCGCTTCATTCTCCCGACCGGGTTTTCTAACGCCCAGAACGTAGGCTTACTGTATGCGATAATCCGCAGACAGGCGATTAATACGGTGAGTCCTTCAATTGTGCGGCCGTCCTGGTCTTTGTCTTTCCACAGTCGGTTACATGCAATTGAAAAGTGTGTACAGGGCGGTGCCGCTAAAATCCCATAAACATTTTCCGGCGGCTCGTACGTCAAAACATCTGTTTCCGGCAGTGTAATAACCCGCACATCATATCCGGCATCCCGATAAGGCTTTGACCACGAACCGGTTCCGCCGCAGAGGTCGAGGATAATTTTGTTTTTGTTGGTCATTTCCTGCTTACCTCCTTAAAAATCTCAATCACCACCGGCGCCAACACCAACCCGATCACGGTCAACCATCCAGTCGTTTCCGCAAGTCTCCCCGCCCAGTAAATATAGATTATTCCTTCCATAGCCACCCCTTCCGGACTGCAAGGCAGATGCCACCGTAGACAGCGATGCCGAGGAGGACGAAGGGGAGGCCGGCGATACTTAAGTTCATTGTTCTTCCTCCTAAAGCACAACAGTTCCAGATTTTTTGTCAATCCATTCTTCAAGCGCCTTTTTACTAATCAAACTCCGTCGGCCAATTTTGGTAACGGGAAATCCATCTGTTCTAGATAGTTGGTACATTAAACTTATGCTTATACCAAGTATTTCAGCCGTTTGATCGATACTTAGCATCAAACGTTCATTTTTTTCTTCTAAAGGTTTATTTTCTTCAATCATTTTTTGTTTTCCTTTCTAAATTTGAGTTTCTTTTTGTTTCGCTGTGAATGTGGTATACTTTCCTTATCGGTATTGGCGTATCGAAATCTAGGAAAGGAGGAACTCTTTTATGAGTAAAATTTCTCACATTTGCCCAAATTGTAGCGGGTTGAATGTCCAAAAATTGGAACCCCCATTTGGGGACGCGTTCTTCATTGGAACTGTTGACACTGCTACCAACGAAATAAACCCAATCGCTGGCTACACAGCAAATATTTACGTCTGTCCAGATTGTGGACGCCTAACCTTCACGACGCCGACCATCGATAAGTAAAACTCCATTTTTTATAACCGAATCGGCGATAGTCTGTTTATCCATTGGTAAATTTTCTATTTGCTGCTTTTGTAATTCCACTGCAAGGGCAGCAATTTCTTTTTCTGATCCTTTAATTGTTATTTCCATGTTCTATCTCCTCTCTGGTTGGTCGGGATTTCAATTTCTACCCCTGCAACAACCCAATCTGCTCATAATTCGGAACCCTCACAAAGCCATCAATCAGCCGGATACCATACTGCTCACAGATAAGCTGTGCATTGCGGGCGACATCCACAGGGGCGGAATCGTTCTTCTGCATCACGGAGGATAAGGCGTTGATCAACTTTGCAATCTCACCGGGCCGATCCGTCAGCGGGGCTTTTCGCATCTCAGCCTCCATCATGTTAAAGGCTTCGATGTATTTTAGCTTCCATTCGATGGCCTTGGGGCCTGTGAAACCCATCGCCAGTAACGAGAAGCCATCTCTGGTGCAAAGATACTCTTTTCGCATTTCGCCTTTGGAATCTTTGTATTCTGAGGCGATGAAGTAACGAAGCCAATTTTGGCTTGGTTCGCTATTTAGGATATTTTCAATCGCCCGTATAACTTTACCGTGTTCTTTTTCAAAATCCTCAGCAATCTGACGACTGCTGACCGCTGTTGTTCCGTTTAGGTTTTTAATATTTACGTTGTTATTCATTTTTGAGTTACCTCCTTTCATTGTCTTTTACAAATATCGTTCGGCTCAACACCTAATGCATTTGCAATTGGTAAAATGTCTTCGCCTTTGATAATTTTTCTCCCATTCAACATGTGGCTAAATTCCTTCTCGTTATAACCTGATCGTTCAGCAACGGCTTTTTGCTTTAAACCCTTCTGGTTAATTATATTTTTGATGTTAAATACGATAATGTCCTGCGGTTCCAATTTTGATCACCTCACTTTTTGTTCAAGCATCTTATACTTTAAAATTATAGAACAATATTCTTGAGAAGTCAAGTGTATTTTCTCAAATTTCTTATACTTTTTTCTTGACAAAACAAGACTTCGTTGATATTATAATGCTATATTAAGGAGGAGTTTTAAATGAGTGTAGGTAGCCGAATTAAGGAAAGACGTTTAAATATAGGGTTAACCCAAGAACAGTTAGCCAAACTAATTGGTGTGACAAAGGGATCAATAGCAAACTATGAAAATGAGGTTAGTGTCCCAAAAGTAGAAATCTTATTCAAATTATTTGATGCTCTTAAATGTGATGCAAACTATCTTTATCAGGATGATATGGACACAAAGCCAATGGAATTCACAACTACTCTTGCCGAACAAGATTTTCTGACAAAGTATAGAAAACTTGAAAAAAGGCCAAAGGGAGCAATTGATATGTTACTCGAATATGAGTATGAGCAGCTTATATACAATCAACAGCACGAAACCGAACTTCAAGCGCTCAAAGAAGAATCCGAAGAGCGGCTTGAACTTTATGCCAAAAGAATCCGGCATGGCGGCACCGCCAATAACGCCCCGCCCATTCCAAAGAAAGACTGCAAAAAGGTTAAGATTAACCACTTTGAGGGGGCCTACGGTGCTGGCGGCGGTCAGTATAACGACAACACGGAAATGGTCACAATTGAAGTCCCAGAGGACGAACTTCCGGAAGGTGCAGACACCACCATGAATGTTGCTGGAGATTCTATGGAACCTACTATTTCCAATGGGGACACTGTTTATATCCAACATACAAATACCCTCAATATTGGTGATATCGGTGTTTTTTATCTGGACGGTGAATGTTTCATAAAAGAGTATGGTGACGATGAACTGATCTCTCACAACCCCGAATACGCACCGATCCAGATCAGTGAGTTCTCAACGTTTGTGATTCAAGGGAAAGTTCTTGGGAAGAAGATTGAAGGTTTTGTGGAATTGTAGGAAGATAAAAGCATAGAGTGATTTCGAAGTTTTAAATCTTAAATATGATATTCTGGTGACAGGCGAAAGTGATTTTGTTGTAGTTCTCAGAAAAATTTTAGGAAAATTATAGAAAACATTTTCATCCATCCTCTATTAGTGTATAATGATAATATCTATATTTTTAGGAGGAAAAAGAAATGAATGAAGAAATGAACAACGGCGGTAGTGTTGAAAAAACACCTTTTTACAAGAAGAATTGGTTTGTAATTTTACTGATCATCTTTATACCACCTGCTGGGCTCATTATGATGTGGGTTAATAAGCAATTTGGAAAAACAGCAAGAATTGTATTAACAATAGTTCTTGCTATTTATTCGATCATTTGGTTGGGCGCTTTATTCTCTCCTAAGCCAACGCAAACAGCGCAAACAACACAAAATCAGTCAAAATCAAATCCCGCCCCCTCGCCGACTGCGGCGTCGCCAGATATCGAATCCTTGTCTGGAAGTCCTCTACTAGACGCAAGGGCAAAAGTCCAAGACTATGGCTATTCTGTCACGTATGTTTATGAGCAAAGCGGCCTTGATTTTTCAGATGTAATAGATACATATACAGATGATGAACTGGCAGGATGGGTTGTAACAAAAGCGAAAACAATTAGCGATATCAAAAAAACCGCTCAGTTTGTTGTCAATACTCCCGAAAATATTGCAAGCAATGAAGCCGCGGCCGCCGCTAAAGCCGCTTTAGAATCTAAACTGGATCCGGCTTACGCTTGGGAGGCCGTAGAGAGATATGGTAGCAGCCTGTATCCTTACGGTTTTAAGCTGCACTGGGTTATCGGGAAGCTCGCTGAAGAACCAGAAGATGAAAATACATGGTATTTAAAAGCCGAAGCAACGGTAACAAACGCTTTTAACGCGGATGTGAAATTGAATTGTGAGGCGAGAGTTACAGGCACTACCGACAATCCTCAAGTCGTATCGTTTGATGTTTACTAAATTCGCAACAAATACAATTGAGGTATTATAATATCACAAAGCACACTCATTGAGTATGGATTCGCGTAAATTTGAATTTCCAAAAAAATATGACATAACCAACCTGTATAACCATTTGCAACAGATTGCCTATGATAATTATACTCGTTTGAATCAATAAATAAAAAACGCCCCCGTGCTACCAACACAGAGGCGATGACATAGATTCCCGGGGTAAGTCGGGTACACTAAGCCACTCAACAAGCTTATTGTACCACATTATCCCGGTATTTTCCATATACCGGGCATTTTTATGCCCAAAATTAAGGAGGTACAATATGCCGCGTACTAAATATCGAAAAAAGATTAAAAACGGCACCATATATTATTTTTACCGGCTTCGGCATAAAAATCTAAGGACGCCACGCGATCTCTATGGCCGAACTGTTACAGAACTCGAAGACAAAATTCGCCGTTTAAAAAATGAACTGGATCGTGGCGTTACATCGGAAAAGGCATATTTCGGAGACTATATGGAAAAATGGCTCAATGATGTCCATTTAAATAATAAAAAACAGGCAACCAAAACAAAGTATAAGGGGCTTTTTGAAAGGTATGTCCTTCCCTATCCTGTTGCCAATATTCAACTTAAAGACTTAACTGCCTTGGATATTCAAGAGCACTACAGTAAACTGGTCTCTGATGGCATCAGTAAGCCGACGCTCAAAACCCTCAGCGTCGTCATTAATCCGTGCATTCGCTATGCTTTTACACAAGGAAAGATTTTGATAGACTTCTCGCGTTCAATCGTGCTTCCAGAAGCGAAAAAGAAACAGGAAAAAAGCCGCCGTGCCAGCCAAGCTCTCTCGCTCGACATGGAAAACGCGCTTATTAAGGCCTGCGCCGAAACAAAATGGGAAGTATTTATTTTGACAGATCTAAACTCCGGACTTCGCCGCGGTGAAATTATGGCATTAACATGGGATGACATCGATCTGGAAAAAGGAATCATCGACGTAAACAAAACTTATGACCAGCGGAATAAAGACCAGCCTATCGGTCCCCCAAAGACAGAAAACAGCATCCGGCAGGTACCGATCCCTCGTTTTCTTGTCGAAAAGTTAAAACAGCATAAAGTCGAGCAAAACAAAAGACGTCTTTTACTCTCCAATAAGTACAAAAATCTTAACTTAGTTTTTCCTAATGATTTTGGTAATTACCTGGCTGCCACAACGGTTGGCCGCGCTCTCATAGATTTCGCCAAAGAAATTGGATTAGAATCTCTCAACCTCCACGATTTCCGAGATACCTACGCCACACGGCTTTATGAAAAAACGAAAGATATAAAAATGGTTCAGTCCTTACTGGGGCACAGTGATATTGCCACAACAGCCAATATTTACACGCACGTTTCATTGGAAGAGCAGTCCAAATATGTCCAAATTTTAGACGAAAAGGCTCAAAAAGCGAATGAATAAAAAAAGAATATACACTCACTCATAAAAAAAGAAAAAAAGCTATAAGGGGCAAAAAAGGGGGCAAAACGTCTTTGCTTTAGATATAAAAAGCGCCTGTAATCCGCTTGGTTGCTGGATTACAGGCGCTTACTTTACTAAAATGGAGCGGAAGACGGGATTCACAGTCTTTACTTTTATTGGTGATTTTTCACATTATATAGTGTTGTTAATTTTAGAAAACACTATATAATGTTATTGTTTGTTTTTTAGTGATCCCTATTATAATTCTATAAGGGGCAAAAAGAGGGGCAACATAATTATTCAAATTTTGTGCATATACAGTATAACACATAAAAACGCTAAAAGGCACTAAAAAGTATTCAATAATTTTATTTTCACTAATCGATTAAGTTGACCTTCTTTTTAAACTCACTAACAACTTCCTCAACCGTCAGCCCCTGTAGCTGCTCCTGTGTCTGCTGGATAATGCCATTCACAATCCCATCCTTGTAGAACACATCCAAATAGTAGCCTTTGTACTCTTGTGCCATTTTCATTTTTATCCTCCATACAAGAAAACACCAAAACAATAAAAGCCCCCGATTCGACCAGGGGCTAAAATACATCATGAAAAATTTTTGTTGATACGGTTTTTAGTTTTGTATTTTTATCTGTTGCTCTTTAATTAATGGATAAGAGACAAGACTTTGATTGTCGAGGTTTTCATTATGCATATCTACGCCTGTTATTTGGCTATTTTCGTAAGTTTTATAGTAATAAACTCCCTTATCAACATTGCAACAAGAGCTATAAATAGTTATTTCATACGTATCTTCGGCTAAACGAACACATCCGCGTTCTTGATTGACTGAACCAAGTATGTAAAAAAACTGACTAATGCTTTCAGATTCAGAAGTTCCAGAGACGGAATTTAGTTTAGTAAATGCTGCTTTTACAAAACGAGAGGACGAAGAAAGGTCTCCAGGAATTCCAATCCCCCCCATACCACGGCTATAAACATCTAAAGCTATTGCGCTTGAAAAACGATTTTCGGGTACTTCTCTGGTGATGTTCACATAATTATTTAGGTTGAAGATCTGAATATCAAAAGTTGGGTTATTGGTTAAAATTCCTACAGGGTTATCATATATTTTCATCCCCTCTTTTACAGATTCCACAGTTATCGATTCGTTCCGGTCCGATATCATCCAATGCAAGGGTGAAAGAGGTAATTTTTCACTAAAATTGATATTGATAAGATTAATCCTACCAAGGAGTTCTTTTACCTCTTTGATGGTAGCGCACTGCCCTAAAATCCAGGGAATAAACTCGAATGGGGTTACATTATCTTTTCCCTCTGCTTCTTGTTTATAGTCCGCATTTTCTGGAAAATTCAATCCTGCCATGCTTAGTCCCTTTTCGTTGGTGGCATCATAATACAGCGGATAATTATCCACAACGAAGGCCATACCAATCATAGCATAATGAGATTCCAGTGCTTTTACCTTTCTGAACTGAAACGGATAATTTCGTGGTGTTACTGTTACCGTTTCATTATAGGAGAATTCCAAATCAAGATTACGACCAAAATAATGATCTTTTGTTGTGTATGTCGCTGCCGTACACATTTTAGCACCTCCGTTTTATATGGATTTCAATTATACAATACCCAGAATCTTACTGTATTAATCGCACATAAATTTTTTAAAAAAACAAAAAACTCCCGATCCAAAAGATCGAGAGCTCTAAAAAAGTAAAAGTTAATGGGGAGGGTAATTTGTATTTTAAAAAGTAAGAGGTATGTGTGTTCGAGATTATTTATATCCCTGCTGAGTGGGGTTTAAACAATCAAAAAACCGCCTTAACCAATTCGTTAAAGGCGATTTTTCATCCAACATACATTGGATATCTCCAACTCTTTAAATTATCAAAATATCCCCCGATCAAAGGATTTTTAGATCAGGGAAGTGTACATATAGAGCAAGGAGGCTTAGATCCATCCGTGCTAACTAAATTATATCATGTTGTTTTATAGGATTCAATAAAAAACAGCCGCCACCAAGGGAGGTCGGCAGCGGCTTACCAGTAAAGAGTTTCTTATAGAAGATTCCTCTCGAATAAAATGATACTACGGTTTCCTAAAGTTTACATAAAAAACCCCCTCACCGAAGCAAGGGGCGCCCCCCCTTGATAGACCGTTTGGCTCGGGCAGGTCTGTCGGATTATTCGCAACTTACATTTTTTATCTTCTAATAAAGTTGACGTTGATTACAAAAATTTTTCTATTCATTTCTCTGTTAATACTATGTTATAATATTATTGGTCGTACGCTGCTCGACCACTCTGCCGCGATCCTCCGTTCCATCAAAGAAAGGAGGTGGAGAACGTGATACACTTCACAAACGCGGAAATCGCACAGTTTATTATCGAAGCGTTTAGATGTGCAAGCGCAGTAATCCCAGCTGTGCTGTATTACTTAGCAAACCGATAATAAACAAGCCCCTTTGGAACTAGCACTTCCTTAGGGGCTTTTTTCTGCCTCGTGTACACTTCACAAACGACCGAGGATGGTGACAACAACAGCACTTAGAAAGGAGGTGATGTTTTTGTCTATGCCCATTATAGCATTCTTGATCTCAAATTATCAATATTTTTTTGCCTATTTTCTACAAAAAAACATTGACACATAAACATTGTCCCGCTGGGATCATATTTATATTATACCCGATTCATTACAAAAATACCTTAAATATAAAAAAACAGCCGCCCCAAAGGACGGCCTGAATACATGAGATTTGCACGAGAAAATTAAAAAAATCGGCTATTTAAAGCCATTTTATCGCGAGATTTGCACGAGAAACCGCTTATAACTTGCGTAATACTACTTAAAAACTGGGGCCATCATATTCCAGATGAACGTAACCATTCCCCACGTATCCCCATGTAAAACCGCATTCCAAACCAATTTGCAGCAGTGTTTCATAACCCACGGCTCCCATAGCATTACAATCGAATGCACGGCCTGCCATGTGCTTACTCTCGCTGCTGCTGCCGGACAGCCAGTCGTTGTAAGTTCTGCAACGTACACCACTGGTCACTTGAATCGGCCCAATGCGGTCGCGTGTAGCCTGTAAGCAGTTGAGCGCTGTCAGGTTGATCATATCCGGCCAGTTCATGCAGTCATCATCATGCGGAGCGCCCGCATCATCACTCACAGCGATGCCGCATCCCAGTTCGTTTGAATTGAAATTTGTGGTCAACTGAATACCATTTGTTAAAATTTCTTTTGCTTTACACTGGCATTGTTCACCCCAAATCGTATCCTGATCCAGTCCATAATCGCCCTGAAAGCTGGCAATTGCGCGTCTTGAATAGCTGTCTGAGCCTTTATCTCCAAGTTCTCCATCAATCCCAGACGGGCCTAAATCTTTCCCGATTGCAGTCAAAAACTGCTGTATTGCTATATCACTCCATAGCGTCATTTTATTTGTCCTCCTTAACTACAAAATTTTCCCATTTCTTATAAACATCCACATAGGTTTCTTCTTTATCGCCGTTGTGTGTAATCTCGTAATACATACCGTCCGAAACGGTCGTACTCACAAGGGCTTTATTATTTTGAAGAGTCTTACACATCCATACGATAAAGACATCTTCATTTGTAATCTGCTTGTTATCCGTCTTATCGGCATGTGAATTAAAGTATTCCACAACAATTTCTTTACATATTTTTTCAAAATTTTCACTATTCATTATTCTTTCTCCTTTGTTGTTACTCGACTTAAAATTTCGGCCAGATCGTCATTGCTGAGTGTTCTGGCAATCACTTCCTCTGCGCTTTCGTCAATACTGCGCTTTTCCTGCGACACCTGGCTGTCTGTGGTCTTTGGTGTCGTTGGATCGACCACAATCCCCAGGAGCACAAAAAGCCCCAGAATCGCAGAAAGAATCTCGTTTAAGCCTGGAATATCAAATTCCAGTCCAAACCATTTGCAGACATACTGTGCCACTAGAATCACAAATGCGATGACCGCCATCCAAAATTCTTTACTTTGCAGCCGTACTTTCCAATTTATTTTGTCCATTTTTACTCCTCCCTAATGGGCAGGTCTTTAACCCGCTCGTATAATTCTTTCGCTGTTCCATTGCCGCCCATGTCTTCGTATGGCTCAAACATGTGCTCCAGATTCTTTAAATCCGAAACGGTTACCCAGCCGCGTTTGATATAAAAAGTGCACGCCTGATAGATCCGGTCATGCAAAATGCTTTGTATTCCCTCCTCCATGAGCTCGGTTCGTTTTGCCTGTTCCTTTACAGCGTCTCTGAGCGGCTGCATAAATTTCCATAAAATAGCAAGGCCAGCAGCAATTTCCACTGCCAGCCTGAAAAAGTTGATAAAAGGCATGGTGTCATTTCCTCCACTAAAAAAACAGCCTTACAGCTGCTCTGTGTTTTCTTCTTTTGTTGGTTCGGTTGCCAGCTCCCAGCCTGCCGGGTAATCGGAAGGATTCCAGACACAGCCGTCCATCTTGCAGATATAGTGCTGCCCGTTATAGGTAATCTTATCGCCGGTGTTATAGGCATTGTGCGCCCCAGTGGGCTGCACGTATTCGGGCCATTCCTCCGGTTCTGGCGGTGCTGGTGGTTCGCCGCCCTCTAGAATGGTCACACGTTCGGTGATGTCCGCAATGGCCGCGGTTACCTCCGAAACCGTCTGGTACAGCTTGTTGATCTGTTCCTGTAGTCCGGCATAGCTGTTCTCCGGTATGGCCTTATCCCGGGCCAGTGTTTCCAGTTCTTTTTTCTGTTCTTCGGTGAGTTGGCTTTGCACCCAAAGGGTATCAATTTTTTTGAGCATGTCGACCAGCTCATAGCGGCCGCTCTCAATCACGGATTTTACAATTTCATACATTTTCTTATACCTCCTGTACGGTCTTTTCTTCCAGGGCTTCCAGGCGCTTGATCAGACTGCTCATGGCTATCTTATAGTCCAGTGTCATATCGGATGGTTTTACTTTGTTCAAGCACCTTACATTGGTTTCCTGGTCGTAGGTTTCGATGTAGACGGCGGGGATCTGATAGGTGATTGGTTTTTCTAACACACAATAAACAATCATGCTTTCTTTCTGTAATAATGCTTTAAACTCATCTATTGTTTCTGTCCCATTTAGAGAACAATAGACAATTGATTTTCCGTCACTAGTCCTTTTTGTAATTGTATATAACTTTGCAGCTAAAGATGTCTGGCCTTTTTCTCCTAGCTTAAATAAGTTATTTAAACTGGTTTGTCCAACGGTTGTATCGGAATACTTCACAAAACCTTGTATGGCTATATAATATCTATTCCAAGGCACTCCATCGTAATAAAGGGTATCAAGATACCATACTTCACTCCCGTTATACTCGCTTAATAAAGATTGTTGTATTACATTTCCATCTTTATCAATACTGTCCGCGTAATCCGCAATCTTCCGCAGTGGTTCCCTTAACGGTATCCATGTAATTTGTTGGTGATATGGCTGGTATTCTGTTGCCTGTGTCCCTTCTTCTAATTGTAGTGTCTTATTCATGTTGTCAATATCGGCCTGCGTTTGTTCTACTGACGGATTAGAATTAAACTGTAATATTACATAATTAGCATTTTCTGAATTAAATTTTGATACACCATTAACAGGCCTAATAAAAGTCTTATTAATATCATACAAATATATGTATGGTGTATATGTTCCTGGATTAAATACATATTGTTTATTGCTATCTAACTCTATAAAGTCCGTCCGCAACACCTTTGCATTATACGATGGCGCTCCGCTTGCATTTATATTCCCAACTACTATACCTTTACCTTCAAACCAGTTCTTCCCTTGGCTTTCTATTTTTACAAGGCCATTATTTTCTCCAATATAAGGGCGGTATTCGTCGACCTCTGTGGTTTGTGTAACCATAAATTTCATTGTATCAAACAAACTTTTTAATTCTTCATCTGTTGGTATTCTAAGTGGTGTGTTATCTGTAGTTTGTGTCACCTTTAAATAAAGTTTTGTCCCACGTGGCGGTTTAAAGGAATATTGTAATCCAACAGTTCGTGAATATATATTATTTGCAATAATTTGGACATCCACTTCATCTGTATTCCATTTTGTTATATCTGTTGATAATCTTACAAATAATCCTTCCATTGGATTATCCGGCATCTTGTACATAGTATAAGAAGCATTACCAGTAAAATCTCCTAATTCTATATATGAAAATACTTGTCCATCTGTACTTTTAAATACTGCATCATTATTGAATAAATTTCGTATCTCCACACCATTAATATCTTTTGGGATGTCTCCAACACTTTGCACTTCAGATGGATAATCAGGACTTGGTGTATCTACTGCACCAACAACACCTTGTGATGGTGGTTGACCTAAATACATTTTAAATGGCTCACTATTATACACATAAGAGACACGTATCCATTCACAATTACTTGGCGTTGTTACTGCTCTTAATCCTGCAATTACGGCATCTTTTGTTGTTATACCGCTAATGTATGTCTTATCTTTAGTATAAAATACAAAAGCCGCCGCAGGTGATGCTGGTACTCCTATAAAAGAATACGTTTTGGATGGTGCCACCTTAATATAGTAGCTATAGCTCCAATTTCCAGAAACATCTATTTCTCCGGTCGTTCTTAAAAATTTATCTGTGCTATCTAATCCCAAAGACCTTTGGTATTCTATATCAAATAGATTAATACTTGCCGTATTAGTATACTGTTCACTATTCCCCTGTAATTCTATATATGATAGCCCATCATCGGCATCGGTTAGTTTCAGTTCTCCATTGGCGCTTGACGCTTCTTTCCGCGGGGAAACGGTGTATTTCAGATCGCTTTCGGTCTTGGTGTAGTACTCATACCGCGAAAGTTCTTCCTGCACCCGCTGATTTTCACTGCTTATTTTATCGACCGCACTACTGGCTTTTTTCTCAAGGGATTGAAGCTTGTTATTAGTGCTGGTTTCAAGTGACTGTAGACCACTGGCAATGGTTTTATCGACATCTTCTTTTGAAGACAGCTCTTTCACGTCACCTGCGGCAAACGCGGCATAAACCTTTCGTGTACCGTCTACTGTTACAGCAAGTTCTCCAGGCTGCATTTTTTCTGGACGAAAATCCGCATCGGCGCCACGCCGCATCTTAATGGCCATTATTTACACTTCCTCTTTGTTTAAAATAGCTTTTATTTCATTGCGAAAAGCATCCAGATCGGCAGCAACTATTTCTTGATTCGCATGAAATAGTTCTAAATCCATTGGCTGTACCTGTTCATTGGTGCTTACTTTTGCTCCATCAGGCACTCCGGCTATAAAGCTCGCAATGGGGGTGTATACTGTCTGTCCATCTTTCGTTTGTTCAATACAACATTCGTTATAAAAATTTCTGGTTACTGCTGTTTTTCCAATCATGCGGGGATTCCTCCTTGAATTAGCTGTTTTAGTTTTTGCATTTCTTCTTGTAAGTTGTCTATTGAATTTTTAAGTAAACCTATTTCCAGGTCAACATCGGCCTTAAGTTGTTTTGTATGGGCGGCGGCAATACACGCAATGTTCGCGACGTTTACGCCTTCCGGCTCCCCGGTATCCGTATTGTAGGCAACCAAGTCTGCGTTTACGTTATAATTTTCTCCAATAACAGGGGCAAAGGATTTTGTTTGCCTTGCAATTCCCTCTATTTGCATGTTCCTCCTTACGGCACTCCGGAGATCATGGCGTGTGTAAAAAGAATAAAAATCTGTTTCTTCCAGTATTCTATAGGGGTCTCTTTGATCTTCTCCAAGTTTCTTGATACCGCGCTTTTGAGTTTCGGTGCACCCTTGATTAAACGAAGCCGCCCAGACCGGTATCATAATACTCGAATTGGCTTCTTGTCTGCACTGTACATCTTGGTTTGAATATAAGGTTAAGGTGTATCCGCCACGTCCATGAACATCTGGCATATATGGTCCTTGACCATTAAAGGTCATTACATCTCCAACACTTATGCCATAATCTGAAAATTCCATATGCGCTACATAACCACCGCTTACACGTCTTGAAACAGTAAGTACATCTCCTACATCATGTCCAAAAATAATCCCCTGCCGCTGGCCCTGCGCATTATCCATAGATCCGATGAAACCAACAAAATTATCCGTATACTGTGGCGCATAAAAATCTATTACATTATTTCGAACACGCAGTGTAAGATTTCCATTTTTTCGCTGCTCCAGAACGCCGGAATAGACCAAGTTACCACTTGTGTCGCCATAAAACACTTTGGCCCCGGCGTTATTTTGAATCGTTATGCCGCCGTTTTTAATTAGCAGCCCGTTTAGATCCAACACAAATTTTGTTGTTTGAATTTTTCCTACACCATTTGCGATCTGACTGCTTATCGTTGCGCTAATCCCATTTGCAGACGCCAGAATTGAGGTATTCATCTGGGTAACCGTTGCATAATTCGTCAGCTTCTGCGTAAAGTTCGCTTGAAGCCCACTGGCACTCGCCTGTATGGCAGACTGCATTTCCATCGTGTTGGAATAGTTGCCCAATTTAGCGTTAAACTGAGCCGTCAAACCGGCTGCATTGGTGGTTATGGCCCCGTTCATTTCGATGGTGGTGGGGTATTCACCGAGCCTGGTATTAAACTCCTTTGTCAGTTTAGCTGCCCGACTTTCAATACTAGCATTGATTTCTGCGGTGGTGCTATACACCTCTAATTCATCGGATATATCGGCTGCGCTTGGCGCCCATGGCGTGGGGGCTGCATTTTCTGTTAGCTTTATATCCGCAAAAATTATTCCTATCCCGCCGGTAGATGGCAGCGGTTCATTCATTTGAATAAAAAACTTGGCATAATTTGTACCTGTATCGCTTACGGACGGGGTAAATGTATGATCATACTGTAAAAATTTTTCTGTTAGTACCACTGTCTTTGAGCCATTACTAGATGTCATTCCAAAAGTTACATTGAGCGATGGTATACCACACGCCATCATTGCGGAGATTGTATAAGTTTTCCCCGCTTTTAGCTGTATAATATTTTTACTAAACCTTATCAATCCTTTTCCAGGATTAAGCATCGTTATACGCATCGTCCAACCCGAAGTGGCCGCTGGACTATCTATTGGCGATATGAGCGCTGTCGAGCCATCTGTACTTGTGTATGTTACGTATTTGTTTGTTTTCAACGCAGTTCCAGTCAACATATTGTTGTTACCAGTAATGACGCCACTCACCACGGTGGAAAACTCTTGCTTTAGCCCTGCTGCCGACGATTCAATCGCAGCGGTCATTTCATTTTCGGTTGTGACATTCTCGCTCTTAATTGTTATGAGGTCCGCGTCAATGCTCACACGTCCAGTAGCTGCATCCACTTCAAAAGTGGTTTTACCGTCATTGTCCTGAGCTTTAAGTCCACGTGTGTTAACCCAGTCTGCAACAATGCCAATTGCCGCGATCACATTCATGACGGCATTTCCATTTTTATCCACGCCATGGGTATAGGTTTTGCCACCGTCCCTTGACATGAAAAAACCATCTGCTGAAATTTTGTAGATAAGCATACTTTCTGTCAATTTTGGTTTATCGTGCATATAGCTAATTCTACTGCCATCCGGCTGATCTGTGATCGTCTGATAATACCCCATTGCGTTCATGGCCAGCTCATTCATTTTCCCAACATAAGTGTCATATTGCGAAAGCTTAATGTCCGTATTTTTGCCAGACTCAATGATCGCTTTTGTTATTTCTGAATAACGCTTTGCTGTGTTCCGGCTAGGTGTTTCCGCATCGGTTGAAATCTGCTCGAAGCCGTTAACGGTATAGGTTAGATTCGTAATGTAACAGTGGTAGGTATTGCCCTTTCTATCAGATATATAAGCAGCATCACCAGCTTCAATCGACGGATCTCCAAGACAGGAGGCTGACATTTTTCGAAACCGCATTCCGACAATTTTTTGTCCTAAATATGTAGCCACTTCATTCGCACGACCATGTTCAATAAAGGGATTTTTTTCAACGGTGACTACATAGCCCTCTGCCCCGTATAGCACGGTTTCACCAGCCAAGATTTCATTATCTTGCCTTTTCTCTGAGGCTGTTACCTGAATTCCTGTAATAACCACGTCATCTGTAGAGACCTCCAGGGCGTTTGTTCGGTAAATGTGATGGGCCTGCTGCCAATTGGTAAAAGTCCCGCCATCAATCGCATTACCGGAATTGTAGTCTGTAAAGTTTCCACCGTCGGCAGTGTCACCAGTGGAATAGGTAGGCGTATTTGTATCGAAACCGCCACCATCCAAGTTGTCCGCATCAAAAATCGCTCGTGGGTACCATTTCAATTCCAGCTGTCCATCCGTATTACACCGGGCGTAGCACCCCGCAATTTGAGCACAATAGCTCAAAATCTCACGGTATGTCATTTTATCTTCATCGGAAAAAGGGTTGGCCATTATGGTAAAACTGTCATTGTCGAACCGTGTGGTACACAGTAGAACACCGCACTGGTCGCAGCAGTATTGCACTATCGCCTGTAAGGTTCTTGGAAATGTCAATTTTCCGTCATAACTGCGGTCGAATTTCTCCATATTGTCGAGAGCTTCGATTGTTAAGATAGACGTGCTTGCCTTTGGATCTTCAGCGTTAAAAACACCCTTTTTAAGCCACTCGATGCGCCCGTCAAGAAATTTTCCAACCCATACCGTGATTACGGCATCTGTGAAATCATCATCTGAAAAAGTATCATGGTGATTATTCAGTGTCAGAGTTAACTTGTTTATCACCGCAGCCCCGACATCAAATGATCCGGGACTGCTGGTGCTATCGTCAATTTTTGTACCATTTTGCATAGTGTTGGATGCATCAATGTTAAGGATCTTTCCGCTCTTAAGCTGGATCGTTGCCCGCACGATGCAAGTGTTGTTTTTTTGCAATGCGTCTTTAAATTCGTTGCTGGTGTTGATCATTGCCGTCACCTCTCTATGATGTTAAATACGACTTGAGTATAGCGTTTATAATTGGCTGCCCAGCTACGCATCTGTGCAGAACGGTCACCGACAGTAAACTCACGTGTTTCATCGGTGCCGCTCATGCTATCCGGATATGTTACAAAAACATACTCAGGATTAAATGCCTGGAGAATGGACGCAGCTTCCTCCGGTGTCGGATTATTCCAAGACAATTTAATTTTTCTTTTCTGTCCAAGGCGATTCTTGTGCATCAGCATGTCATCTGTTCGTCCCGCATCCGCCGCAGAAACATCCTGCAGCCCCCACTCAAACCCTGAAGGGTCTTTTATGGGGCGACCGTCCACTTCAATCATTGCCACGTCTTTTTTCTCCTTTCTATGGTTTTGCAACCACTTCATAGCGCCGCCCAGCTTTTTCTTTGCCGCGCTGTACAATCTTATAGAGTGTTTCAGAATCACAGTTCCAGGTAAATTCCAGAATCGGTGGTTCTCCTTGTTCCTGGTTACCTGTAAAAAGCATCATTGCCTCAATCACGGCTTCTTTAACGCCCCCCTTGATCCCTTCAACGATCTGCCCATTGTTCGCGACCGCGTTTCGGTTGCCCATTTTACCAACAAGTTCAGGCCCGGATTCACGGGCGATAAACATTTCGCCGGCCCCGGGGAAACCGCCCTGGGCGTACCAGTTAATGCTGAACCGAGGCACACTAAAACTCGTATTACCAACCTTAAAGTTGCTCCAGTTCCAATCAATGTGCGGTGTTGGAATGTGGATAGATCCGAACCCTTCCGCAAAGGATCGGATTGCGTCGCGGCCAATGTTCCAAAGATTACCAATACCCGAAGAGATTAAGCTCGGAATACTGGATACCGCAGATTGGATCTGGCCTTTATTGCTTTCATAACCATTCTTAATCCCATTTACGATATCAGAACCTTTTTGCCTTACGCTTTCTGCGATATTGCCGATGGCCGAAAAGGCCTCTGACCCCATTCGGCGAACATTCGATAAAAACTGACTGTCCTTAACGGCTTCATAACCGTTTTGAATGCCTTCAATGGCGCTTTTGCCTTTTTCGACCAGCCACTCTTTCGCGTTGCCTAAAGCTTCGCGGACTTTGTTGGGCAGATCGGCAAACCACGTGATCACAGCGCCAATATTATCTAGTAGCCCCTGGAAAAGGCCAGAAATAATGTAGCCTCCTTGTTCTGCCATAACCGTAGATGGGCTGTGAATACCGAAAGCGTTCTGGAACCCTTCCATAAACGGCTGTAAAATGTTATCGTAAATCCAGGTTCCGATGTTAACAAAAGCATCCTTTATGCCAACACACATCCCCCTTGTAATATTGCCGCCAGCTTCTTTGATTTTCTCATCAAAGTACTGGTTCGCACCCTCCACAGCGTTGGCGATGGATTCCCCAATGACCTCTGCAATGTCAAAAACACCAGCAACAACTGACCCAATGAATTCACCGACACTGAAAAAAGCCCCTTTCCAATCATAACTCATAAAAAAGTTTCCGATGCCCGTTGCAACATCTGTTGCTAATTGTCCCCAGTCCGTTTCTTGTAAAAATCCGGACAATAGGTTTAAAAGCGCTACCGGAAGGCTCGCAAGGGTCACGAGTGCATTGGTGATAATCCCTGACCAATCGATACTGTTTAAAAAAGTCCCAATCGATGCGCCGATCTTCCTCCAGTCTGTCTGGGTTACGGCGGCTAAAATAGTATCCAAAAGTCCTTTAACGCCGTTTGACAGCATACGGCCTGCATAGCCCCAGTCAATGGTCGAGACAAAACCGTTTATCCCATTTGCAATGGCATCGCCTAAAGACTTCCAGTGGAAGTTTTCAATGAAGGTGCCTAAAAACAGGATGGCGGTGTTGAGTCCCTCAGCCAGGGTCGCACCCACCAAGCCCCAGTCGGTTATTTCGATAAACCCATTTAAAAAAGTCGCAATGCTTTTCGCAATCCGGGACGTTGTTTCCTTAATCGAATCCCATGGAATACCGGCCAGCGCTGAATTTAACTTACCACCCACAATGGCGCCGATCTCGGTAAAGTCGGCATTTGTCCAAGCTTCTTTTAATTTTTCCGCAAATGCCTTGATGTTATCAGGAATTGAAACTTCCTCGAACATATCGCCTGGCGAAAGACCGCCCACATCACCGGCACCGCTGTCTCCGGCATCGGATTCGCTGTGGTCATCTAACTTATTTAACTGGTCAAATCCAAGAACCGAGGCCTTTAACTTCTCGTTGGCTTTGGCGGCTTTATCGGCCCCTTTGGCAGCCGTACCCAGGCTTGCGGCATAATCCTGCTGCACTTTTTTAGCCCGCGTAAAGGTCCCCTGTCCGGTTAAAAAGCCAATGAGCATCCCGACCGCGGTCACCGCCTGGGAAACCTTTTGGAGCAACGTGTCTAAAATCGGTGCAATGACGTTCAGAATGGGAGCAAAGGCTGTTGCCAGGCTGTTTTTGAGCTGAGTTAAGCTGGACATTAGCATCGACAAACTGGCATTGGTAGTATTACTGTATTGGGCTAAATTCTGGAAGCCCTCCTTCATGCCGTTCATAGCCCCCATGATCAGGAAGCTGGCCAGCATAAATTTTGCCGTTATGGCAAGCGTCTGGAAGGCGCCACCTAACCGTTGACTGCTACGGTGTGCGCCGTTCATACCGCTGGTTAACCGCTTAACCCCGGGGATCAGACTTAAAGTTTTTTGCAAGAGCGCCCCAAAGGCGCCACTCACTTTTTTTATGGCCGGCACGACTTTTGAAAAGACGGCTTTCATGGCACTAAATTTGGGAGTTAAACTGGATGCGGCGTTTTTAAGGCCGGCAAACTTCAGGCCTGCGCCGGAGCTTTTCAACTTCAGCATTGCGAGGTTGGCGCTTTCCATGCGTCGTCGGGTCTGGTCAATCTGGGTCTGTAGACTCTGCCATTCCCGGCTTCCTAAATTGGCGCCCGAGGCTTCAAGGCGCTGCTGTTCCGCCTGGTATTGGCTTAATTTCTCCTTTGCTTCCTGTATGCGGGTACCTAAGTTCTGCATTTCCCGGCTTTGAACAAAAGCGCCGTCCGCGTTCCTTAAATCTTCCATCTGCGCTTTTAGGGAAGTAACTTCTTTTTCAGCTGCTTCTATTTCAGTCCGGAATCCTTTGGGAATCGCTGTTTCCGGCAGCCCCATTTCTTTCCAGCTCGCTTCAGTCTCCCTTAAGCCGCCTAAATTGCCCTGTGCCGCATTGTATTTCTTTTGCAGCGCACCATAAGCCTCGGTTGGTTTTCCGGCTTTCCCGGTAGACTCAAGGGCTTTTTGACGGTTCTGGAGCGCGGCCAGGGCCTTTTCAGATTTTTCAATTGCGGCACAAACCTTATTGTATTGATCAGACAGCTGTCCATTGGCACCGCTGCCCCTTAAATCACGTTCCTTTGCATTCAGCTTCTCAAGGGCTTTGCTATAGCGTTCGGCATCCACTTCCAGCTGTTTGTACTCATCCGTATAGGTTTTAATGCCTGCCTTGACCTGAAAGTCCTTTAACCGGTTGCCGATGCTGTTTTGATTGGTTTCGGGCAGCCCGCTTTGTTTTTTTACTGCCGCAACGGTATCCCGGATTGCTTTTTGAATTTTCTGGATTTTACCCAGTTCCTGGTTATCCACGAAACCACTCAAGGGGCTTTTTATTTTTTCAGTCTCCCGGTTAATGGCATCGGTCTTGCTTTTAGTTTCCGCAACGGCTTCCTTTAAAACCTTTTTATAGGACGTGAGGTTCCCCTCGATCACGACCTGTAATCTTTCTAAAACATCGCTCATTTTTGGGTTTCCTCCTCCCTTCGTGCATTAAAGGCCTGTACATAAGCCGCGCGTTTAGCTTTATAAGTCTCCAGGTCATCGACTTCTTTTTCATGCTCAAAAGCGGCTTTTTCGGCGCTAAACAGTGTGGGGTAATAGTCCCAGACACGCGGTTGTTCCCCCTCACCATTTACGATTTTTGCCGTGTAACGGGCCGCCGCTTCTGCCATAATAAAGTCATGCTGCACTTTCTGTTTAATCCGCTGCTGTTCGCGGCGTCTGAAGCTTTCCATTAAGTCAAAAATCTCCATGGGGGAATAATTCCAGAAAGCTTCCGGCGCAATGCCGCAGTCTAGTGCGTCTGGATAGAGTTTTTCAATGGCCTGTAAAAATAAAGTTGGTGTTTTTACAGCAGCTCGTCCACGGACTTCAAGCTTTCCATCATGGATTCTGCCTGTTTTTGCGTAAAAAAACCAGATACCGCCATGGTTGGCATAATGATGTTACTAAAAAGCTCCATCTGGTTCCCGCCGCCTTCCAGCCACTGGTCATAAATCTTTTGGACGTCTTGAAAAGAAACCCCATGCTCCCAGGGCGAAATGGCCGCCTGTATCACGGTCAGCATCACCGAGAGCGGCGGAATCCCATTATCCGACACTAACGTTAGAATGTTGGTCCGGTATTTGGTTTCAAGCTTTCCGATCATCTGGGTCGTCAGTTTTAATTTGTATTCTTTACCGCCGACCTCCCAATAATGGAAGGGCTTTCGCTTAGCCTTCACGGCCTCTCTGCCATCTTCCATGGAAACGACCTTGTCTTCCTGCATTTCTTCATCTAATCCGTATAAATCACTCATTTTTTAGTGCTCCTTTTTTAAACTCCTGTTTTCACTTCTGGGTCCGTATAGGTCAGATTGCTCTGAATCGCCATATTCAATTCAAATTCCATGACGGCATTGACACCACCACCGGTACGTTTAACGGATACCTGGGCATCGTATTCCGTTTTGGTGCCATCGTTCAAGGTCTCTTGAAAGGAAAGCACCTCGCCCGATATTTGCGCTGCACGCATCACCCGGTAGGGGCTGTCGGCTTTGGTGTTGTCATACTTAAATTTGTATTTCATTTCCCCTAGATCACCGATCCCGTTTTCATACTGCTTGTTTTCGTCTGTAAGCACGGTGTTTTCTACTTTTTCCGGCTCTACACCCAGATCAGGGATTTCCTTTAATCCAGGGAGATCCGTAAAAGTTGCGCCACCTTTTTTCTTAAACCCTAATTTTGCTCCATTTGCTAACATGTTTTCACACTCCTTTTTATATTTTAATTCGGCCAGTAGACTATTTCGGATTCCATATCGATAATGCCTTCATAGCGCATTGTTTTATGTTTATGCCCCGATGGATCGGGGGTGTCCTGGCATAAAGTACGCACCAGCCCCAAGGCCGAAAGTGCGGCATCTGCCTTCAATGCGCCTTCTGAAGTTGACCGACTGTCCCAAATATCCACTCGATAACGCACATAGGCCTTATCTTCTTTGTTATCCGATCTTTCAAATACCTTATTATCTTCCTCTGTGTACTGTACCGCCGGTAAATCCGCCCAAGTTGGGGGATACTGGTCTGTCACATGGTCAAAAACCGCGGCCAACGCCGCGTATACCTGGTCTTTTACATTTTTCATAGTTGTTCCTTTAGTGTTCGTTTTATTATTTTCAGAATTTCTTCTTCGTTATTCTTTAAAGCGGGATACATAAAAGGCTGGGCGGCCTGGCCGTAGCACTTGTAAAACCGGCCTTCATCGGTGTCGATATAGAAAAAGCCGTAGTGTTCGGCAATGTCTCTCCCGATCTGGCTTTCATGGATCCACCAAGGGGTCTGTGTATAAGCAACAGGAACGTCGGGAGAAATGCCGTCATGATCGGCCTGACCACGGGGGCCGGTGCCAAACTCGACATAAGGCGCATACCGTTTGTTGGTGTAGCAGGTTCCTCGAATCTTGGCGTCTTTGTTTTCTACTTCTGTAAAGATGCTTTCACGCAGTTCGCCGTCGTACACCGGGCAATTGGCCTTTGCATCCTCCTGGACAAGGGAAATCCCTTTTTCAATGCCTTGCCGCAGATCCATTTCAGACAGTGCCCTCAGCTTCTTTTCAAGCTCCAACGCCCCCAGAATCATATCTTTTCCGCCTCCAACCGCAAAATTTTGTAGGGCTTCACGGCGATAATTTTGTAATCCGGCGGGCGGTCTGGGCCAACATACAGGCAAAGGCCGTCCCCTTCCACAATATCCGGTCCGTCCTCAAAAACATAGTGCACCACATCTTTTGAATCCGTCGTGATGGTATAAGGGCCTTCAAGCCGCAGGTTTCGGATATTCGACAGACGCTCACCGTACAGCTCTGCCTGCAGCTTGCCGCCGCCCGGCCAGAGCTCCGCCTTAAAAGAAGTCGCATCACCATAATCAGTGTAGGTGTTGCCCTCGCTATCCTTTTGCAGGCTTTTACTCCGATGGCTGTACGATTTCAGACGGCTGCGTTTTATTCTCATAGGTTCTCCCTCCTACACGAACCAGCCGGTAACGGTTCATAATATCATAGATGGCCTTTGGGGCAGTGTCAAAACTGTAGTTCTCACCGCCCTCACTTCGGCCTGTTTCACCCTCTGTGCCCATGCGGTTCAGGGCAATCACAGCCAGATCCCGCACGGTTTTTTCAAGCTCGGGAATTAGCCGGGACCGATTGGTATATGCTAATACAAAAGATTCTGCATCTTCCAGGATAAGCGTGATCAAATCCTTGTTGCTTTCACCCGTCAACAGTTGAATCTTGTCGGTATTCGTCACTTAAACCACGTCCTTCAAAACCGCCAGAAGCTCCTCTTTTGTAAGACTAGAGTAACCTTCAATTTCTTTTTCTTTGGCAAGGGCTTTCAGTTCTGCCACTGTTTTTGTATTGATGTCTGCGGCCGCCTGAACGATCTCTGCGGTATCCCCGCCAATCGGCCGGAATCCCAAGGCTTTCAGTTTTTCAATCTGGGCTTCTGTAACGGCGACACGCTCAACGTTTTTGCGAATCAGTCTCATGGCTTATCCCTCCATCAGGCTGACGGCTTGGCGTCTTTAATGCTCAGGTAGATGGAGTCAAGCTTATTATCCAGTACCCAGATATCGTGGAAACGGCGGTAATCCATCTGCCATGCGTTGAGCCTCTGGTTGATGGTCGGGTCGAAGATGCGCATGATATCCTGTTTGGTGATGGCGATCGGAGTCGCTGTTGGCAGGACCACAAAGTTAATATCAAGCGCCTGCGTTCCTTTCGCGTAGCCACCCGCTTCCTGTCCGGAGGTGGTGCCGTCATTGATGGTGATTGCAGAGTACATCCGGTTGGCTGGCGTCGCGATAATCGGTACGCCGTCAATGGAGGGCACCTGGGTATTAATGCCGCCCTTGGAAAAGGTGACTGCCATAATCTTTCCGGCCAGCTCAATCTCCAGTTCCAGGATGAAACCCGGTGTCGCATGAATCACCAACGGGCCATTATAACCGGCTTCACGGACGGCCTTAATGCCCTCTTTTACTTTTCTCAACGCGGAGGTGTTCGCTGTGCCGGGAGTGTAGCCATAGTCAATCATCCCCGCTTTGTTGGCGGTAATGGTTTCAGATGCGATTTTGGAAATACGGTAGGCGTCAATTTCCGGAACCACGTGCATTCGCTGAAACTCACCCATAACGGCTGCCGCTGTGGTGACAAAATTGTTTTCGTTGATATCCATGGGGTCCAGCTGGAACTTGCGGCCGCGGTCCTGGGTCATGGTCCTGGTTTCGTAGGTGAGGGTTACCCCGCCCTGCACATAACCGGTATCTCGGTCATAGTCCCCCATGCCCTGTACGGACATTTTTGGAATCTTGACTTCTGCGCCCCCATTGTAAATCACCTGGCCGGCGTTGGCGTCCATCCAGCCGGTCACGGCGTCCTGAATCGCGACTTTATCCAGTGTGTTCTGAAATAGTGTCGCTGTTGCTAGTGTGTTAATTGCCATAATTTATGCTTCCTTTCAATTTATATTTATACTTTTCCCATCATCAGGCTTTCAACCTGTTTCGCCAGGTCTGTATCGTCCTGTGACGGGGCTTTCTTTGGTGGTTTGTCGCCCTTAAGCCGTTCTTCCACAGAAGCCTCAACGGCTTCCTTAAAAGCTTTTTCAACGGCTTCAATGGACTGTTTGCAGGCATCGGCGTTTGAATAGTTAAGCACCTCTGCCAGACTGACCGGCAGCTTTTTCTCAGCTAGGGTGTTCTTTGCCTCTGCTGCCAGCTCACGGCGGGTAATGGCGTTCTCACGCTCTGCAAGGGCTTTTTCCTGCTTTTGCTGTTGATACTGTGCCTTTTCCTTTTCGGACATCTTAGCCAGCTTCTCTGCCTCGGTAGCCTTCTCATCAAAGAGCACCTCTAACTTAGAGCGCTGCGTCTCCAGGGCTTTCTGTACACGGCGGTCAAACTCAGCTTGATATTCTTTATTGCCTAAAAGATCATCAAAGGTTTTAGGGTCCTCTTGTTGTTGTCCCTCGGTGTTATCGGTGTTGGTGTCTTCGGCTGTTTCTGCTGCTCCGCCATCTTCATTGCCGGTGGCGTCCTCCGCAAAAAGCTGTAATTCCATAGGGATCATTGTGTTTTCATTTAACTTCATGGTTGTTCCTCTTTCTGCCCCGGTTCATTCACTGCCCAAACCGTTGCACTCAAAATTCATAGTTTACCCTCGTTTCGGAGCATGAAAAAAGGCGCATTACCCTGCGCCTTACGGGAGATATCGGATCACCCCCTACTTCCCTCTGCCTTTTTTGCCGCCTTTACCGCATTTTAACAGCATGTCTCTCACCTACCTTTCCTGATTTTGGGTATAAAAAAACCACTGAAGTTTATTCAGCGATTATAATTCCGGTATGGTTTCCTTAATGCCTGATTCTATTTCTGCCAAATATTCCAGGCCTCTTAGTGTAATGATTGGCTGAATCGGCGGTGCGAGCATCAGGTTTCGTCCTGGAAAGCATTGGCCATAAGCAACACCATCAATGTAGCCGTGCTTATCAAGGGAAATAAGCATCTTTTCCCAGCGCTCATAGGAAATGCCAAGGCGCTCATGGGATATCTTAGAAACATCGAAAGCCTCAAAGTCCATGGCTGCTTCTAAAGCCTTTAGGATTTTGTAGATGATGGGAAAGTTATCCATTCTCAACCACCTCTTTGATATCCTGGATGGTCTTATCATACAAAGTCTCCCAGTCTGCCGGCGAACTTCCTACATCTACGATCAGCGAACCATCAGGAAAAACTTCCATAACACTCGCTGTGCGTCCGTCCTTCAGAATTACCGTATCGAATTCTTTCATTTCCATTTACTTTACCTTACATTCCTATTACTTCAAAATCCTGCCAGACATCTTTCAGGGATTTCCCATTGACGGCATGATGTTCGATCATATCTTGCGCATTCTGATAGTAAATACCATCGCCATCCGGACAGATCGCGATGAAAGGGGTTCCATTGGTGGAAATATTGTATCGGGTGCCATAAAGATAAAACTCAATATCAAGGCCGATGTCAATTGCCCAGATTAATTCCTGAAGACTTTCAAGCCTTGCAAAATCTTTTCCATCAATCATTGTTATTCCCTCCTCTCAAAATATCCTTATTGGCAATTCTGTCACCAAGCTTTAAGGAAACGTCATGCGCATCGCTTCGTTTGATACTTCCATCCTCAAATTCCTGCCACCCGTGTTTGTGGGGCACAACGGGATGCCGTTTAGCATTTCCATGATCCGATACGTCAATATCAAGCCTTGGCTTTCCAGTCCGGCCATAATACCGTCTCTGTACAAGCTGGCCGTCTTTATATTTATCATAAACGCTGTTCGGCGGCCCATTGAAAGGCGCTGCCCTTTCAGAACCAGAAGCATAATTTTTCAGCGCTTTACGCTGCCAATTAACATCTCGGTAGGCCTCTTTAAGTTCTGTCCAGCGCTCACTATTATTATACTTCATTTCCTGGAATTTATCCAGGTTTTCAGGCACTTCGTCTGCAAGAACCTTTCGGTATTTTTGGTGCTGTGAACGGTCAGCTGAACGATTTTTCAATTTCTTTTCTTCCCGTTCAACTGCCGGCTTACCCCTCACGTATTTGTCGTACCATTGTTCATAGGTCATGGAGCGTGTCACCTTGATGCGTTTGCCCGTGGCGGGGTCGATGGCGGAGCGCTGCATTTTTGAAATCAGGTCTTCATCCACCACTGAAATGGTTGTTGACCGGCACCAGGGGTGCATTGGCGGGCAGTTCACGCCAGCCTTACGGTCCTTTACCAGAAACAGTTTACCGTCCAGGCCCCGGCATATTTCAGAGGTGCGCAAGTCGAGAGTTGCCAGGTACTGGTATTTCTCGACGCCGCATTCCTCGTAGGCTTTAAAATTAAGCTCGGTGGCCAGATAGTTGCTCTCGGTTCGGACGAGGCGCCTTGCTTTGCTGGCTCCTTTACCGAACTTATTTTGTATGATCTCGGCCACTTCCCGGTTTGTGCGGCCAGTGACCAAGTTGATGAGCAGCTCCTGCTTCAGTTCCTGCGCTAACAGCCGGGTATTTTTCCAGATGCGTTCGGAATAGTTTTTTCCAGACCATTTTCGGTTAATAGCTGCCTCGATCTGCTTGGCGGAAATGTAGGAAAACTCAAAGGCTGCCTCTGCCTGCTGCTGTAGATCAAAGATGCCCCGGTAGTAGGCTTCATTGCCAAGGTCTACATATTGGCTGCGGTTTTTCTGTTTTTCCTGATCATATACCTCGGTCATGATCTGGTCAATCTGGTTTTGCAGCTGCTTCAGGCGTTCAAGGCGGGCCTGATAGGCTGGCGCTTCCAGCTTTGCAAGTAATTCTTTCTGATGATCCTCGCCATTTCGGAGCTTTTGAAGCAATTCATCCAGGGAAGTTCTATCTTGAAGTTGATTGATCAGCTGATAAGCTTCTGCTTCAGTCAGACGGTGCTTTGTCTGATATTTATCGAAAATTGCGTCTGCCTGATGGCTGATGTATCCGGAAGCCTTTTGGTACAGCTTCGCGATCTGATCGGCGGCGGCCTCAGCCTTTTCCATGTAATAGTACATGTTCTGAACTTGCCGCCGCTCCCAGTAGGAAAGCCTATGCTTCGCCATCTTCCTCGTCCTTATCCTCTATGTCTGGTGGGGTGTTTGGCGCATTGCCGAAGATTTCTTTTTGCTTTTGTAGGTTCTCTTTTTCTTCCTGCTGCACAGCTTTAAGCTCTTCATCGGGATCATCGACAAAGGGTACCTGGGACAGCAGCGTCTTTTTACTGACCTTACCCCAGAGGTTCGCCACGTATTGGCTGATCTCCAGTAAGTTTTTAGGCATCGCCCGTGTAAAAACCGGCGAAACACCTGAAACATCAATTGAAACGGCCTTTTTACCGAGGAAGTTCGCAAAAATACGAAGCCGCTTCCGGAGGCCTTTTTTGTAGTACCGGGTCTTGATCTTTGTAATGTTCTCCATGCCCAGCAGCTTAAACTCCATGGCCACCCCGGAGACGTTCCCGCCGAAATTCTCGTCTGTCATGCATGGAATATGGCTGAATTTGTGGATATCCTGCTCAATGGCTTTCTTCAGGATTTCAACGCCGGCCTCGTCAAAGGTGCGGGTGAGATATTCCGCTTTTGCATCAGCGGGCAATTCAAGCAGCTTTTCCTGATTCAGCCGCTTTCTGGCTGCCTCGGTTCCCTTTCCATCGCCCTCTTTTTCGTCATCCTCATCTGAAAGCAGGGCGCCGTACAAGGCAAGGATCGCGTCAATAAACTGTTCCTTGTCGGTGATACGATCGCTCATGAGCGCGTTGTAGGCATCAATCAAGGGGATTTGCAGCTCATAGTCTCCAATGCCCAGCTTATTATTGCGGTATTCGATGATGGGGACTGCGTCCATAAAATGGGGCTTTGCGTCTTCTGTCAACGCCTGTGGGCCCTCAATGTCCTGAATATCCATGATGTATTTAAAATTTCGGGTCACAACAGTCGCCACGTATACGGTGTTGGTTTTGTCGGTAGAATCGACTTTTGCATAATAATAAACAGCAAAGAGCTCACTCTGCTCAATGCTGTCATCGTAAACCATGAAAGTATTTTTAGGGCTGAGGTTTTTGATCTGAAGCGCTGTCTCGCCTTCTTTGGCATAGATGTATTCATAGGCCCGGCCATAGATGGACAGGTCCAGGCCATTGTCCCCGTCGGCTTCATCCGATCCTGCGCTTTCCAGTGCTTCTGTCAGCTTCGTGACGTCCGCCTCGGCTTTGTAGGATACTGGATTGCCAATAAAGTAGGCGCTGGCCGTGTCTGCAATATCTTTGGCATGATTGCAGACCAGTTTATTCTCGCGGTCAATATCGCTCAGTATCTGATGCCTGCCCTCATAGTAGTTCTCCAGCTTCTGCAGGCGCTCAATGCCGGATCGGTGCTTGAGGATCAGATGCCGGATGGCCTGCTTATCAATGTTTTGTTCGTCAAATTTTTCTGCGGGCATGGTAAATATCTGCATAATATCACTTCCTTAACGCAGCCCGGCGCGGGCTTTATTTTTAATCTTCGCTTTTCTTCTGGTCATGGCGTCCTCCAGCCCGTACCGCACAGCGTCAATGGTATGGTTGTTCTTGTCTGGGTAGCTGCCCTTGAAATTTCCGTCTTTATCCTGCTCCAGCTCATAGCTGGTAAACTCTCGGGCGGCATTGGGGCAGCGCTTCGGGTCAATGACAATCTCCTCCAGCTCATCGGACAGGAACTCCATCCCATAATCTACAGACCCCGGGCCTTTCTTCGCGCCAATGACACGGAGCCCCAGTTCATTGAGTGCTGCAATGGCGCGTGGCTCTTCTGAATCGGCTGTTATGTAATGATTGAGTGGGTTTAGCTTGCGGATCTCCCGGGCAGCTTTGGTATTCCCCAGTTTTATGGCGTAGATTTCACCAAATAAAAAAAGACGTTTTCGCGTCTTGTTGTAGTGCATTTTGATATAGGCGAGTGGGTCTGCGCCATAGCCAAAGTCCAGACCGTTTTTAATCCGGTCAAAGCGTGACAGCTCTTCATCGGTAATGGCTCGAACGGTGACATTCTCAAAGACGGCTCCGCCGGTGCCGGTGGCTACGCCTAAATATTCGTGTTCGTAGGCTTTTGGCTTTGTGTCCCGCAGATGCTCGGCCTCGATGAAAAATTGTTCACCAAGCCAATCCCTCGGGACGGTCCGGTAATCTGTATGGCTCACAATGGTGTCGGGCCGCTCCAGAAGGACGTCCTGATTCACCCAGCTATTGATGCTTTTGGGCGGGTTCCAGGAATAAAAGACATAATAGTCGGTACCGCCGCGCATCAGGGACTGCAGGATGGTTCTTTCTTCCTCTGGTCCGTCAAACTCGGAGCGTTCTTCAAACCAAATGTATTTAAAATAGCCGTTTTTGATCTTTACGGATTTAATCTTTTGAGGATCATCGGCGCCACGAAAAATGATCTTATTCCCAAACGGGATGTAGGATAGCCCCAGCGGCGAGAACCGGACTTTCCATTTGTCGGAAACGCCCAATACCTCAATGGCCCACCGCAGCTGCTCGAAAACCGATTCTTCCAGAAAACGACCAACTTTCCGCATCGCAATGGCGTTCGCCTCCGGGTCCTGCATCATTCCCAGAATGATTTCCAGGCTGATAAACGAGGACTTTGTCGATCCGCGGCCCCCGGCCAGTTTGTAATGCGTGTGCTTGTGCTCTAAAATATCCCAGTGCAGCTCGTGAAAAGAGGGCGCGACCAGGGATGTCAGTTTAACCGGTGTCTGGTTTTGGGATGTCATTGACAATCACCACACCCCCAATGTCGCCGCCGTGCTCGACCTTGTCGGTAAAGAGGCTATAACGCTTGCCGATCAGCTCTGCGGCCTTGACCCGATCCTTAATGCTGGTGTCTTTCTCCACTGTGCGCGCTTCAGAGCAGCCGTCACCGGTTCCTTCAACCACCACGACCTCCTCGGTCTGTTCGTTGCGCATGACAGCGGTCAGGTATTCCAGCACCTCCTGCGCGTCGGCGGTTTTTTCGTTGTGTATTTTCTCAAGCTGTTCGTCGATGTATGTTTTGACGTTAACATTTGTTAACAATCTGCTCGCTGCTGCTTTTGCTGTTGCATCGCTTTTCACCCGCGGATAAGCGACCTTATAGGCCCTTGTTCCGTTCAGGTCGATTAAGTATTCATCCGCGAATCGCTTTTGTTTTTCGGTCATGCCCATAAGATCACCTCACTTTCTGGCACGAAAAAAGACACCGGTTTCCCGACGCCTTCTTTAATAATATTTAAGTCATAATCATACATAATAGTTAGTGTATAGCTAATATTTAGTAGAGTTATCCTTCATCAAAGATTTTACTTTAATTAACTCATTCTCTATATCACGCAATTTAATTTCAAATAGTTCTTTTGAGGGGCCCTTTGCATTAGCAGCTTCATATTCATCTGCTAACGCTCTGTAACGACGTCTTAATGCCATAAATTCTCTCGATGACAAGATTTTTGCATGTGTAATTCTAAACATTAAATCATTAAGACATTCTTCAAATTCATTCATTGCATTTAGAAGTGTTGTACGACTGCTTTTGTTGTTTTCAAGAAAGAAATCGTCATCTCTCTTATATGTACGAACAGTTTCGTCTCGGTTTTTAATTTCGTTCAATTCTCTTAAAATTATTGAAAGCATCACTTCGCTCTGATCACCTGTGCTGACTTTAGAATTATCAATCACAGCTTTTTGTGCATTTACAACTTTTACTAAGGATGGGGACCCCTTTGCGTCTTCCATCGCTCTTATTGCATCAACTATTTTTGACCGATCACTTATAACTTCATCATATAATCTGCCGCTTTTATAAAATACTGTATTAATTCCACCAACGTCAAAGATAGTCTCTGTTCGATCATCTTGAACAAGCACAACCGGTTTATCGTACGCTTGCCTTAATCCTAATTCATACAGTACATTGGGATTCCTACTGCTTAGATCACATAGACACATATCGCATTCTTGAATGTTTTCAAAAATTTTTGCAATTATTGAATCATAAATCTTATCTTCGTCGACACGATACGAATCATAACCAGCTTCTTCAATTGCAGGTTTAAACAGATCTTCGTAAATTCTTGTAAAGTGTCCTTCGGAATAATTTTTGTGATCGCTGATTGGCATAATAACAAAACAACGTTTTTTATCACTACTTACCATACATTTCTCCATAGTCTTTTTCTGGCTATTATACTATGGATATAATAAAAAAACAATCCTACAACATAGATCGAGAACACAAGCATTGCGCACATCTTTTAAATCCATTGTTTTCCCTCTCTATTCTGTATTTAAAAAGCTCACAAAAAGCACCATTTTCGTTTTTGTATTGGCAATTTCCACACAAACTCATAGCAGAATCAATTTCAACTACTATTTTTTCTTTCATATTTTCCATTTCCTCCGTTGCATAACCGTAGCCTCTTTTTAAATTCTCATACTAACATAATATCATAGATCTGTGTACGATTGTGTACGAACTTTTATTTTTCGGATAGCTTCACGATGCCAGCGATGTACCGTGTCCCAGGAATAGTGTAAATCGTGGCAGATTTCCTCCCAGTGCTTAAAGTCAATATAACGGTACTCGATCAACACCTGAAGCCTGGGTTCCTGAATGCTGTTCACGGCTTCCAGAATATCCAGACGCTTTTTTCTCAGGTTGAGGATCTCGGTTGTCAGTTCAGTGTCCAGCTTCTCAAGCTCAAGAATCAGCTTCTCCGGCCCTTTTTTCCGGTCATGGGCTTTCGGCATCCCGTCGATCACCTGGGCGCTGACACCTTCAAGTCTTGTTCGCAGCCGTTCAACCTCATCTTCCAGCCGATCGATCCGTTCATCAATACCAGCATACTCTTGTAACCATTCAATGGTTTTTCGCTCTTTTTCAGTCACTCATGTCCTCCATTCTCATTCTGGCAGTAAATTGCCCGTAAGTTAAACCGTGTTTTCTGGCCGCTGCCTCAATCTCCGGTATGGCCATCCGCTTTTCTCTTGGTTTTGCTGCTTCCAGCTTTTGACGCTCTCTGGCTAACCGGTAACATGCGGGCCCACAGTAACGCTGGTTCCCGGCTTTGGGATCAAAGAGGGCGCCGCAGCCTTCACAGCGTTTTGGCTTCATCATGCGATCACCGCTTTGTACTCACTGTTAATCCACTTCCTCAGTTTATTAACTGCCTCTGGATAATCTTTTTCACGCTTTGGAACCGCCATTGCGAACTGCTTAATGCGTTTCCCCCTTGGCTGGACTCCAATCTGCAAAGATTCCACAATGGCCATCCGTTTTGGTGCGACCATTACCGTTACCATCTTGTCAGCAAAGGCTCTTTCGATATACAACGCAAATTTTTGCTGGTTTTCAGTCATTTTGTTTCTCCTCCCAGGCTTTGTAAAGCTCAAACCAGAAGGATGCCGGCATGGTGATCTTCCAGTCCTCCCGGTTTTTACGGTGGGCCACAATGGGGATCAAGTCGCCGGCATCCCGGATGGCCTGCTGCAGGGCTTTTTCAATGTTCAGGGACTCCACGCGCTTGACTTCCACATGAATCCCCGGAAGACCCACGATGTCCTCGCCTTCGATGCCGCTGTACTGCTGCCCACGCCGGCTGTCTGTGTAGCCCTGCTTCTGGCAGAGCTTCGCAAACTCCAGCTCGCCGCGCTTCCCCTTATTCCTTGAGTTGATGGTCATGGTCTTTTCCCTTCTGCCGGTTTTCCGGCGGTTTTTTATCTTTTAGTTTCCTGCGCTCTTCGCGCTCAATATTTTCAATCGCCTGTCCGGCGGTTGGGTT